CTGGTCGTTGATACCCCTGTCACGGGATTTACCGTGGCTGAGGCGAAGCAGATCGTCGATGCTCTTACTTTGTGGTTGACTACGTCTTCCGGTGCCAACACCACGAAGGTGCTTGGCGGCGAATCGTAATCGACGATGGTTTGATCGGAGCACTGGCTAGGCATGTATAGCCCCCTATAGAGGAGGCACACATGAAAAGGCTAATGCTTCTCGTTGATGGTGTGTTAGCAGACGCTAGCACATGGTGTTGCATCAGCACCACTCGTGATCTTGAAACAATCACGAGACGAGTTGAAGGCGAAGGGTTATCATTTCTTATGATAACCCTGCCTCGATTCTGTCGAGACTTTGAACAGAGTCTCGCACAAAGTCGAATCGACCCATCTCTTTTCTTAGGTTTTAAGAAGAGAGGAGCGCTCCCTGCCTTTTTGCAAGGTTTGCTCGGTCTTGTCTTCGATTCTAGGAGTGGCGACATTCTTTCAAAGCCGAATAAGACCGCGATCTACTACATACGGCAGATATGCCTAATGTGGAAGAAGATCGAGATGCCGTGCAGTGATGCACGGATTTCGAAGGCCTTTGACCGGTATGTGAAAGTTGATGAGGGAGTTAGGGACTTTGAGGCCACTGCACTTACTGACCTATTGTGTCAGTTCAGCGAGATGTCTCAACGTCTCTTTTCGAGTGTCCTTTGCCCTCTCGATGAGATGGCGTACACACACTCGTTTATACCTAAGCACGGTCCGGGTGCTACTGCCGAAGGCATCAAAGGAAATGCCAAATTCGACATTAAGACCTGGACATATCGGTTGGAAGAATGTTTTCCTTCAGCCGATTATGCTGTTGCGAACTATTCGTATAACAGCGTGCTTCAAGGTATTAACTACCTCAAGCCTGGAGCGGAAGAGCCCGTGAGGGTAATTACCGTTCCTAAGACGTTAGACAAGCCACGCATTATTGCTATCGAACCAGTCTGTATGCAATATATGCAGCAGGCTGTTATGGAGCAATTATACGTTCAGCTAGAAGGTTCACCCTTTCTTGCTGGATCACTTGGTTTTACCGATCAAACGGTTAACCAAAGGTTAGCGCACGAGTCGTCTGTTAGCCTTAAAACAGCTACTGTCGATCTTCGTGATGCTAGTGATCGCGTGTCTAATCTACTTGTCAAGATTATGCTAGATCCTTTTCCGTACCTTAATCGGTGCGTACAGGCCTGCAGGTCTTGGCGAGCAGACATTCCAGATTATGGTATTCACCATATCTGGAAATTTGCGTCGATGGGCAGCGGTT